AAGTCTGCAAAGGCGGTGGTGCTGCTGCTAACCGGGGTGATGTTGGTCAGCGTGTTCCCGCCAGCCGTATAGCCCGTGCCAACAACCTCGTTTGTGGTTGTGTACGCCGTCGTCGCGGCAGTAAACGAAGCGGAGTTCGTGTACAACGCGATCTTAAAGGTGCTGCCAGTTGATGCGGTAAAGTTATGCACCGCCTTCATCAGCTCCACTTTGAAGCTCGTGCACATGAAGTTTCCCGTGAACGCCATATCAGAAGCTCCTTATAAGCTCAACGATGTTTGTATGCCCTGCGGCGGCTAACTTATGGTATACCATGCTCCGGTCGCTTTTGATAGCCTCGGAGATGTAGTGGGCGATCAGCGCCGTCATACGGGCCTGAAGCTCCGTAGCCTTGGCTAAGGCCTCTTGGTCGGAGTCAGGGTCCACGTAGACGATCTTGTCAACGCAGCGCGCTGCGATTTCTTCGGGGGTAGACCCCCGGTTTGATGTCGTCTGCACTGAGACGGGGGATATAGTCATTCCGGCAAGTACACTCATCATTCAGACCTCGGTTCTCCATCGCGATAGCTGTCGCGTTTGCTACGATAATCAATCACGGTCAGGCGCTGTAGAGCGTCGTCATACTGTGCCTTGTAATCTGCCATCAGGGCGGCGTCGCCCTTCATGTAGATGTACGCCTGTACAAGAGTGCCATAAAGCAGCAGCGCCTCGGCGTTGTCGCCAACCCATGACGTACCCGTCGTAACAATCGACGGCGGATCATAGTAGTAGTGCAGCTCGACAGTGTACGACGCATTCGGTGTCGGGCCCAAGATCAAGTTACCAGAGGGGGACGCGGTGCTGTCGCCATTAAACTGGGCGTAATACTTAGGCACACCGGCGGTCGAGGCGCTTGGGTACGCCTCTCGGATAAAGTTCACGTCTTTGTCGATCAAATACGTATAGTCCCCGTCCCCATCGACAACGGCAAGCGAGAATACCGATAAGAAGTCGGACGGACGAGCGAGATACTTGTTCCCGTTCGTCAACGTCCCGGTCACGTTTTTGCGCAGCTCGGGAATCATCACCGATCGGTAGATATTTTCCTCACAGATTTGCACAAAATTAGGGATGTTGGCTACGAACGAGGATTCGTAGTTCTCCGTGTAATCTTGTACTTGCTGGACGAGCTGCGCGTAGTTCATGGTTGACCTCAGTACGAGCCGGAGAAGTTTTTGCCGCGCGTCGCTGCCCCGGTACCGCGAGCAACGCCGCCACCGGTCTTCATCTTAGTGGGCTTGTCGTGCTTCACGTCGGCGGACGAGGCTTCCCACTGCTTCATGGTCATGCCGGCCTTCTTGGCTTTGGACTTGTCCTCGCGAATGTCCTTCGCGGAACCTTCCTTCATCTTCAACACGCCGCCAGCAGCTTTTTTCATAGCCATGATACTCTCCATCGCAAGGCCCTCAGGCCGTGGTTACAGTCACTGTTCCTACAGACCCTACCATATATTGAGCAGGATTACCAACAGGCGCCCAACCCCAGAGCCCAGCGCCAGTGTTTGAATCGGGGCGCGCATTCTTCAGCGACTGGGGGTCGTTGATCTTAACCCGGCCAATGAAGTTCTGGGGGTGGTCAGGGTCAACTACGTCGCGCCCGATACGGGAACCCGTGCGGATACCCCGTTTGATTTCCCAGACAAGGTCGTGCAGCGGATAGCGGAGCCCCGTGCGGTCACAGATACCAAAAGCGTGTTTACCTGAGGAGTAACCCATCAGAAACCTCCCGGTGCAAAGGGCACAAACTGAACGGACGCGCGGTCACGGTCCTCGTCTGCGGCAAGCTGGAACTGATATTCATATTCTTCCTTCAGCGGAATAGCCCGGGCGATTGCTTCCGGGCGCTTCATCGCTATCTGAAACGCAAGGCCCGCCACGAGAGCGGGAACGAAGCGTGGCGGGAAGTTTGTAACGTCGCCGCCAATACCAGAGGCAAGACCGTCGATGCCCTTGAGGCGGTAATACAGCAGGGTGTACGGCACCGTAGAGTCCGGCACCGGCCAGACAGTCACCTTCACCTCAGTGGATAGCCGCTGGATGTAGACCTGTGTGGGGCGTCCTAGGACATTCTTGCTGCTCTGCTGCGCGTAGGTAGAGACGCTAACCCGCATTAGGGCGGTGTCGATCTGCTGAGTCCCGGAGCCAGTACGCAGTTGATGCTCAAGAAGGTCGATCGTATCTGCCGGCATGGTGTAGGTGTGCGTTCCCGGAGTCAGGCCAATAGTACCTGAGTCGATAGTGAACAGGTTGATGCCACGGTTTTGCCACTCTAGGATCAGCATATTCAAGCTACGGCGGATGGTCTTCAAATCGTACCCCGAACGCATCTCGAGGCCGGCACGTTCGTATGCCTCCTCGAACAGTTCTGGTAGATCAGGTACGACAGTAGCCATGGTTTAACCCCTAAACTTTGCGGTCTTAGCCGCGATCTTCTTCGGCTGCGCTACGAATTGCTTCCCAGACTTCGTGCCTTGCCGCTTCGCCTTCGTAGTAGCCGCATACTCGGCAGGGGTCAGGGACTCACGCGCCTTCTTAGGCAGATAGCGCTCGCCCGTGGCTTTTGGGCCTTGAGTGCTGGGCTTACCGCTTTTGGTGCCCCAGCCCTCTTTTGTCCACTTCGACATCGACTTCTGGGCAGGTGTCTTCTCGCCTGTATAGGCGCCACCTTTCTCCTTGTAGATTTTGCCGGCAAGCTGCATGGCACGGGCGGAGTGTTTCCCGCCCATCTTAGCCTTGGCTTGCGCCTTAGCTTGCGACCACAAGGCTTCGTTCGTGCGGCCCACTACTTGCCCTTCTTCATCTTCTTCAGGGTTTCAGCAAAGCGAGCCCGTTGGCCGAGCTTGCCCGGCTTCTTAGCCGCGGCGGCAAGGGCCTTCGCCGGAATCGGTTCACCCTTCTTTGCGCCAAGAGCCGAACGCAGAGCGCCCGGCTTCTTGATCGCGTCCTTAATCCAGTTTTTTGGCATCGGGTTTCTCCTTGCGGTGGGACTTCGGACGCACCGCAGGTTTGGCAGGCTCCGTCGGAGCCTGCGCCTTATCCTTAGCGGTATTCGGGTAGATTTTGGTTCCCACGCGAATCATCAGCACATGCGCCCTTTGGTTTTGCCCTTGGTAGCGATACCATCGCCCCGGCCACCGACCTTGCCACCTTTTTTCATACCCATGGCGTCGACCTTCTGCTTCATAGCGTCCCCGAGGTTAACCTTACCCCCCGAGTTCATCTTCGAGGCGCTGACCTTGCCGCCTTTTTTCATGCCCATCATGCCACCAAGCGCGCCGGCCATACCAGCGCCCGGACCCATTGGACTGCGAGCGGGAGAAACCATCGTCGGACCCGCACCGGGAGGGGCCATCGGGCCACGAACGGGAGAAACCATCGTTGGGCCAGCACCCGGACCCATGCCGCCGCGCGTAGCGGCTCGTTCCGCCTGAATGGCAGCAAGACCGGGAGGAGGAGCCGTACCAGCACCCGGACCCATCGGTCCACGACCGGGAGGAGCCATTTTGGGGCCCGCACCCATGCCGCCGCGCTGCTGCTGCATAAACGCCATCTGCGCGGCCTGCTCGGGCGGAGGCGAAGGAGGAGCCATGCCAGCGCCCGGACCCATCGGTCCGCGACCGGGAGGAGCCATTTTGGGGCCAGCACCCATAGGTCTTGCCATACCACCAATAGCCATCTTCTTGGTCGATTTGGCTTTCTTGCCGCCAACCATCTCTTTAGTCATACTTCCACGTCCAAATGCCATAACGGCCTCCTAACATTTCCAAGCCCGTAAAGAGAGGGCCTTTCGAGTGGGTTTACTGTTTTCGTCCTTCATAGGGCCCGGCATTCCAGACATTCGGGCGCAAAAAGACTTCCGCCGCGCCGCGTCCTTTGGCGTCTTTGGGTCAGGTGCGGGGGCCTTCAACCCCGGTTTCCCGGGGTTAGCCTTGTTGTAAGATGCGCGTCCCTTGGCGTTCAATCCGCCTTTAGGGTTCTTGCCTTCTGCCCTTTGCCATGCAGGAGATTTAGCCATAGAAGATCGTCGCATGAATAGAGGCCGCAAGAAACACGCGGATTCCGTTGTTAGCCAAAATACCCTCTCCGGGTATGTACATATTGAACGCAGTTGCGTTAGACGCATCGGCCTGTAGGAGTATATCTGTCCATACAGTCACGTTACCGCTTGCCGCCCCACTATCTGCCACGGTGACAGTGAACGTGTTTACTCCCGTAACGGTGACTTGATACGGGTTATCTGTCAAATCCCAATCAAGATAAACAAACTCCCCGGTGGATAGGCCGTGAGCGGTAGCGGTGATGGTAGCGGTAGTCGTGGCGCGGGCATACGTACCTGAGATGGAGATGTTATCCACAAATGCGGAATACCCAGTAGCGCCAGAGAACGGAAAAATTACGGTCCCCTTCAAGCGGGTTCTATGCGGAACCATTAACCCGGAGGCCGCAGCGTGTTGGGACTTTACATCGTATTGCATAGCCATAGTGGCCTCCTATAGGTGGGAGGGGGCCGAAGCCCCCTCGATTAGACGTCCCAGACGCCGCTGTTGTACATGGTGTACACAAACACACCGGTAAAGGTGCCGCCAGTAGCCGCGGAAGCGCCGACCTTACCATAGACTTGGGTCTGTGCGGCCAAGCCAGTGCCGACAACCAGCGAACCGTTTGCGCCATTGATCGTGCCCTTGGTATCGGCATCGGCCTCATCGAAGAAGCCAGTGGGAGTACCCGACGAGCCAACGTCAATGGTTGGAGAAGTGCCACCGGTAGCGCCACCAAGGGTCAGCAGGTACAGAGGAACAGCGCCAGCAGGCAGGGTGAAGAACGCGCCGATGGTCGCCGAGGTGCCGATACGCACGGCGGTGGCCGAAGCAGCGGTTGGGTCAAACGAAATGACAACCGCCATAACCAGTGGGGATGGGGTAACGCCGCTCTCTTTCGCTGCGCCGCCCGAGGACCGCATGAGTCCTTGGAAAGTATTCAGTGCCATGTAAGTCTCCTGTCAGTGGCTAGTCGGGAAGGATTCCCGTCAGGAACAAGCACAGTGTACCCTGATCGCGGGAAAAAAGAAAGGGCATCTTAATCCTCCGTAAATTTGTTCGATTTTGCGCAGTTAGCGTTGTGGGTCATAATCTGGAGATTCCACGGAACGTGAAGCCCGCACACAACCTCGGAGCGCAGCGGCACAATGTGATCTACTACATGCTTGACCCCTGTCCGCCGTGTTAGGTCTCGTGCGGCAAGATACAGCTCTCGAATCTGCGCCTTGTGTTCCGGTGTAAGCCACTTAGGCGTGGCATGGCGTACCCGGCGTTTCCGCATGTTGACAGAGACCTGTACGTATTCAGGGTTCCGCTCTTTCCACGCGCGTTTGTACACACTCGTCTGAGCCGGAGGTTGGTGATTAGCTCGGGCGATCACTACTTCCCGGTTCTTTTCGTAGTAGCGGCGTCCTGCAGCTTTGGCCGCTTCGCTCTTCGGGCTTTCGGCGCGACGTAAATTATCGGTTACCCAATCCTCTTTCATGCACTCGGTGCAGACCCCCTTGGTCTTGCGGGGGGCCACATGGCCGCGAGTGCAGGGCTCCCCGGTAAAGTAGTATTTTGCCCCCGTTGCCTTGGCTTCTTTCCTAGTTGTAGGGTAGTCCATGAGCGTCTCCATATTTGATACTGGAAACATATCTTTGAATCGCGTCCGTGTCAACGGGCAAAGAAAAACCCCCGCCGAAGCGGGGGTTCTGAAGAAAAGTGAGTCTTTACAAGGACTTACTCATGCCCCGGGGCTACCATAAATGCCCAGAGGATCGGAAACGCCGAACGAATAGCGCTCACGAGCCTTATAACGGACATTCCCAGTGTCAAAGTCCCCGTCCATTGCAGTAACCATTGCAGTACGCTCAAAGTGCTTCATACCGTTAGGAACGTCGGTGGTCAGGAACCATGCGTCGGAGTCAGTGAAGTAGTGGTTCACTGCGTAGCCGCCGGGGATCGAACCATTCGAACGCAGAGCGTTCAGGTCGTTATCGGCGGTACCAACGCGCATTTCCGTCTCCAACAGACGGGTAGCAACGAACATCAACGATGGCGGAACGATCAGCTTGCGGGGGCGAGCAGCAATCAGCAGACCACGTTCGTCTTTGAACGCAGCGATGTCGATCACGGCCTGCTCCAGAGCAGTCTCGTTCAAGTCAACGTCAGTGCCGGGGCGGTTCGAGTTGGTCGTACCCGACACCGTTGGGTGAGTGGTGCTGAACAGGGTAACGCCGTCACCGCCAAGGAAGGAGGTGAAGCCGGTGTTCAGCGGTGCAGCAGCTTTTACCTGCTTCGTGTACGCCATGGCGCGAGCCAAAGCCTTGGTGTAACGAGCCGACAGAGAGTCGTACAGGTTGTCTTCCATCGCTTCTTCAGTGATGGCGAAACCCATAGCGATGGTCTCGTGGGTGTAGCGAGCAGTGAACGATTCTTGCGCGTTATCGTAAGTGATCGCGCTGCCTTCCGACTTCACAGGAGCTGCGCCAAAACCCGACAGCTTCTGTTCTTCTTCGAACGAACGTTCCGAGGACTCGGTATCGTAGATTTCCGTGTGCTCGTTTTCGTACTTCTTGTATTCCAGACCGAACAGAGCGTTCAGACCGGGCAAAAGCTCTTTGAGAGCCTGTGCGCGTGAAATTGCCATGGATCAGCCCTCCTTATACGCCGAGCGAGTTGTTGTAAGAATGAACACCGACGTTCAGCTTTACGATGAACTCAGGATAATCATCCGCTTCAGTGCCGCGAACAACGTCAACAATGCGCAAAGCGAGAGTCGAAGTTGCAGCCAGCGAGCCGCCGTTGGAACCAACAACAAGGTTGAAGCTCGAGACGCCGTTCGCGGTGTTGCCACCCGAACCAAAGCCCAAAGCCGCGTTCTTGCCGACAGCGCCCGGCCAACCGGAGCCAGCAGTGCCCGAGTTGAAGGTACCCAAAGCCGCGCTGCCCTTGACTTGGAACAGAGCATCGGGGTCGTCCATGACCATGATCCACACGTCCGTAGCACCACCGGTGATGGTGTTTGCGGGCAAGTAGTTGGTCCAGACAGGCTGCTTGGTCGAGGGGTTCACATAACGTGCACCAACCATGACGCCGATGATGCCTGCAGTAGCGTCCGCGGACGTAGCAGGAATCTTGATGGCGACAGGGGACGTGGTTACGACAGCCGAAGGCTGGCCTGCCGAGGAAAGAACAACGAGGTCACCGAAGAAAATTGCAGCCGAGTTGTTGGCAGCAACTTTGATTTCGCGCATGACGCCGCCGTTGAAAGCCTGACCACCGATCAAATTCAGTGGTTTAAGGCCGTAGCCGGTAGCAGTGGAAGACATTATGTCTACTCCTATGCCTAGTGTGGGGACTTAGTAGAGGGTATCAGCCTTTACCAAACGTGGTGCGGGACGAACGCTCGGGCCGAAGCACGGGCATACGTGGGTCAGACTCGCGGAGGAAATTACGATCAACAGCGTCCATCTGGGCCTGAGCTTCTTCGACTTGGCCGTGTGTACGATCCTCTGCAAGTTCGGCGGGAATACTGCACAGCAGCAGGCCACCGACCTCAATATTCTCAGGGAAGCGCGATTCAAGATCGGACATGATCTTGAGTTCGGGAAATTCACTCGCCTTAACGGGCACATAACCTTCCCGGAAACGGCGTGAGACGTTCGTCATATCTGCCTGACCCAGAGAGGCGGTGCGAACCCAACGGAATTTCATCCCATTGCGTGGTTCGGGGGTCGGTAGCATAGACTGTCTTTGCCAAGAACGTTGCCGTGTCTCGCTTTCGCGGGTTTCGGCAGTACGAGGAGTCCGGTTAGCCATTCTGCATGTCCTTCAGTTTCTGCGCCGCGTAGTCTTTAATCGAAATTCCGAGCCTCTTGGCGATAGCGGCCTCGGATGAGGTTATAACAACTTTAGTGCGTGGTGCGGTGGAGCTACGTCCGCCGGGGGCCACCACGGAGCCAGCCTTACGTTGCGGTTGTTGTACCTCAGTATCCGCAGCGAACCGGTCAGGATAGCGTTTCTGCATAGCCTGATCGACCTTAGTATAGTACAAATCGCTGCGTGGATCAATCCCGCTCTCGATCAGCTCTTCGTGGACTAACATCGCATACCGAGTCATCGGTTTGTCGGTCTGGAACCAGTCGTTTTTCTGCACCCAATCCTTAGCCTTTGTGTCAGGCTCAGGGATTTGAGCTCGTGGTGCGGGCGCTGGAGTGGCTACAGGCTCCGGCTGTGGCGTAACTTGCCAATTTTCTACCCGGTCTGCCTCAGACTGCAGCTTCATAAGCCGCATCTGTGCGTTGACCACTGCGTCAGAGTCGCCGGCCTCGTATGCCTCTTTGTACGCGCGTTTGGCGACATCGAGTTCAGAAGTTACGCGGGCCTTCGCCTGATTGATCAGGACGCCTTCACCCTCGGTCAGGTTCTTGCGTAGCCGGTCATTCTCCTGCTTCACCTTCTCCGCGTAAGAGACAGCGGCTTCGCGCTCGCGCGCTGCGGCTTCTTTTTGCCGGCGTTCCTCATGGAACTCGTACTTCAGCTTTTTGATGCGCTTCTGGACACCTTCGCTGTGCTTAGCGAGGTCTTCATCGTCATCTTCTACTGCTGCCGGTGCATCAGCGGTTTCGGTTTTCCGAGTGCGCCCTCGGTCCTGTTCAGGGGTGTCATCCTGAATCTCAATCTCCAGATCATCCTCTGTAAGATCGACTACTTGATCCTGCTCGTCACTCATGCTCGGCTGTACCCCCGTGGGTCTTCGACAACTGCTTCAACAGTGTCATCATTGATGATACGAAACTCCTTGCCCGCTACTTTGAACCGGGTACCCGAGTAGGACCGGAAAATAACAAAGTCCCCTTCTTGGCACCATGGCCCGCTTGGGAAGCGCGTCTTATCGCTATAGGCCTCAGGACCTACACGCAGGACGTAGCCGATGATGGAGGCGGTCTCTTCCATCTTCTTCAGTTGGTCGGGCATATAAACCCCACCTTCGGTTTTCCCGGTAAGCTCGGGAACTGCAATAAGGATTCGGTAGCCGCGGGGCTCCGGGAGCTTAGCAGAAAGCTCGTCATCCATATTTACATCAGTAACGTACATCGCATCTCCTAGCAGTGATTTAAGGCTCACAGTACCTATGCGTGGGTTATTCCACGAATGTCGGGCAGATTGGTCTAATCTGCGATATATCTACGCTCGAGGTCTTTAAGCTCGTCTTCGACGCGGGTGAGAGCCGTATACTCCCCCACCGCGCGCCAATAGTCTTCTGGCGTCTTCGCGCCGCCCTCGGCTAAGTGGACCTGCAGACCGGTCTTACGGTCTGCGATCTCCCGAATAACCGGGTAGAATATGCCCTCACCCATTCATCAGGCCCTTCGCTACTTCGAGAGCCAACCGCGCGGACTCGAGGTCTTTGCTGTGGTCGATCTTCCCGGCGTTTAGCACGATCTCTGCCGCGGAGCGCTCATTTTCCGCGTCAAGCCGCCCCTCTTGGACCATCGCATTTGCCTCTTTTGTGGCTTTATCCAACTCGAAGCGGAGCTTATCCATCTCCATTTTGTGCGTGAGCTCCGTCTCTTTGATCGTCAGCTCGCGTTGCTGAATCTGCGTCAGCGGGTCAGCCTGTTGTGCCGCCGCCTGCTCTGCGGAGGCGTCCGCTTGGTTCTTTTGCGACAGTTTTTGTGCTGCTTGCGCCACAAGACGCGACAACTGCAGCTCGACATCTTCTGGCAAGGGCGACTCGGGGTCTGGAAGCTCGACGCCCAACTGCTTCTGGATTTCCACCCGGTACTGGAGCGCGACGTGTTCGGTGATGTGCGCCATCATGGCCGAGTTGATAGCCTCGGCAAACGGGGATTGGCCGATGATCTGCTGGATTTTCGGGTCCTGCATTGCCATCATATGCGTCTGAATATGCGCTTCGTGGTCTTGATAGGCGAACGCCTTGACCGGCTCCTGCTTCAGCATAGCCATGTTCTCGGATACGGGGTCTGCTGGCTTGATCTCTCCAGCCAACTTGATGATGTCGCCCGCATCTTGGATACCCAAAACGCTGAGCATCTGAGAGTGCAGCTTACCCATATCGTATAGCTGTGGCGCCTGTTGGGCCAGCTGCAGTGCCGCTTGGTACTGCATGATCCGCTGCGCCATCGTAGCCGCGTTAGGGTCAGATACCGGAATAACATCAATCCGTCCGTCGAAGTCGGCTACGCGATCGGCGGGCTCGTCTACCTCGTAAGAATACTCCGCAGGCATGTAGTCGTGCACGATGCGCGCAAGGATACGCAGTTCTTGCTTCATCGCGGCGTGAAGCCGGGCTTGGATACCCGACATAACCTTCATCGAGCGCTCCATCAGCGCCAATGTGGTGCCCACCGGGGCCTGCGCGTTCATGTCGCCAACTTGAATGTCGCCAACAGACCCAATCCGCCGGCCTTCTTCAACCACATTCCCCATCAGCGCCATCAACGTCTGCGATGGCTCCTTGTATGGCAGGGGCACGATCGAATCCTTAATAGTGCCGCCTACGACGTCCACATCCCGGAACTCGCCCGGCATGATTGGGTTTGTGTCTCCCGTGATGCGAAGGCCGCGCGCCTTGAACCCTGCTGGCAAGTTAGCGAGGGTACCGGCGTCAATGAGCTGGCGCAGCAGCGAGGTGGCGGATTTCGTCAGGCCACCAATCGTGTGGATCAGTCCCGTGCCATAGAACCCCATCCCGGGCAGGTATGGGTAGTGCACAAAGTGCATCCGCTTCTGTTTCCGGTCATCATCTTCGTACCAATTCCGGCGGATAGCCAAGACCGTCGAGGAAGACTTATCAAGCGTAATGACGTAGGGCCGGGCTAGGCCCTCAGGGTCGTCGAAGGGCTCAGGCAAATCCATCTCGACGTGCATCTCGAGAATAGTGTGCCGAGGGTCGTCAGAGATGACCTGATCTGTGCCCTCCATATCGTTGTACTTTTCCTCGATGTCGCTGACGTCACGGACAGGCTCGGGCAAGTCTTCGTCTATGTAGAACCCGCTCACCTGCAGCGCCCGGATTTCATCCGCGGTCTTCTTCATCACGTGGGTGAACCGCGGGCAAGTGCGGAGGTTTGACGCTCCATACGACACGACCAGCTCTTCAGCAGGAACGAAGAGAGATACAGGACGCTCTAGGAGGGGATCATAGTAGATTTTCTTGAACGCGGACCCTGCTAGGGGCAGTTTGAACAGCATCTGCTCCATCTCGTCCCGATAGTCGGGCATCACCTCGGTGATGAGATAATTCAGCTCGTTCTCGACGCGCTGCGCCTGCTTTACCCGGTCTGGGGTCAACTTACCCATGATTTTGGTACGTGCCGGCCCGCTTGCCGGCATAAGTTCACTCATGGCCTGCGCTTGGAACCGCACTACGGCCTCGGTCAGCATCGGATGGTACACACCAGACGCGCCGCTCCATGGGGTTGTCCGCTCTTCCACCTTCATGCCCAGCAGGTCGAGGCCCTTAATATAGGCTCGAGCCCACTCCTTGCGGGACATCCGGTCGCCCTCGAAAGACTCGATGAGGTCAGAGGCGAGAGACTGTAGCTCGCTCTCCTTGAAGTACTCGACGAGGTTCTCGTCATGCTCGCCGGTAACCGCTTCATCGGGCTCTTCCGCGCCGCCAAAGTCCACGACAATGTCGCCATTCTCGAGCTCAGTCTCCGTGGAGCCTGCAATATCCTCCATGGTAATGTCCATGACGTCCGACAGTTCGTCGTCCTGCATCAGGATATTGCTCGGTTCCAGTGGTTTAGCGACGGCCATGATGTTACCCCATTGCATACATCCGTACCTACTATAGCAGATACAGGGTCAAAATAGAAAGAGTGAAGTACAGAGCGCTTGTTTCGCAGAATCTAACACAAATCTCCGGACTTTAGTAGTAGGCAGCGCGGCGGGACATCATGGCAAGGGCATCGTCCTCATCTTTGTAATCTGACGGCAGTTTGATGAAGCCGCCCTGCCGGAATCTCATCAGTGCCATGACCGTGCTGTCGACGAGGTCATCATGTGAGGCGAACGGAAACCCTGCGATCTCCTCGATGACTTCTTCGGCCCACCGTGTCTCCGGCGCCCAGACCAGCCCGGACGAAATTATGTCCGCCACGGAGTTCAACCGGGCCATCTTGTCCCCGGTACCGCGGTGCGGCGTGTACTCCTGCACGGGGAGCCCCATCCGGCGCATTTCTTGGTAAAGTGCCACCCCGGAGCTCTTTTTCTCGACGATAAACGAGTCGGGTTCCCAGATTTTGTACTGCTCGAGAGCCATTTGCTTCAGTTCCGGGAACTCATACCGGTCTTTTATGGCCTCTAGGAGGATAATGTTGTGGTTACTCACCTCCTCATTGTAAAACACGCCCCACACGGTCAAGGCCGTGAAGTCATTCCGGGTCTTTGTCTCCGCCGCAGAGTCGAGGGACATGATAATGTAGTCGCATTCTGGCGGTTTCTCGTCTTCCCACCGCATCCACCACTCTCGTTTGACGATCGCAGCCTCTTCAGCCGTGGGCTGCTGCTGATACTGGGAGTTCCACTGGAACACAGGCATCGAAGCCTTGGTGCGCAGCAGCGCCGCCATATCAAAGAACTCAGGCCAGAGCGGTTTCTGCACGATGCGGGTCACTTCTTCCCCGTCCTCGTCCGTCTCGGTCACTTCGACGTCGAGAATCGCGGGGAACTCGATGATGTTGTACTGGTCCGCGCCTTCGTTCTTGATCATATCCCGGGTTACACGCCCCGTTAGGTCGTCGAGGTGCCATCTTGTTTGAACGATTGCTATGCGCCCGCCGGGCATCAGACGTGTCCGGGCACCGAATGTGAACCACTCGTAGGCTTTCTGGAACACTTCGAAGTTGCCGTTGATCACATCTTGCTCTGAGTGTGGGTCATCCACGAGGAGCAGGTCCGCACCGCGGCCTGCGATGGACGAACCGATACCGCAGGCGAAGTACTCACCGCCAAAGTTTGTGTTCCACCGGCCCGCCGACTTGCTGTCTGTAGCCAGTGAGACGTGTGGAAACAGCGCCCGGTAGGCATCTTCTGCAAGGAGGTTTCGGACCTTACGTCCGAAGTCCACGGCCAAGTCTGTGGTGTGCGACACCATCATAACCTTCTTGTCCGGGTTCCGCCCGAGGAACCACGCGGGGAAGTAGATTGACACGAGCTGGCTTTTCCCGTGCCGGGGCGGGATATTTACGCAGATTCGGTCTTCCCCATCGGGGGCCAGTGGGCCTCGCTCGATGGCCATTAGCTGGTCCGCCAAGATTCTGTGGTGCCGGCCAACCATATAGTTGGGGTCCATGTACTTGCAAAACTCGATCAGGTCATCCCGGGCAGAATCCAACCGCTTGCGGCGCTCCAACTCCTCGAGCTGCACGGTAATGGCGACGACCTCCGCCTCTGAGAGGCGGTCCAGATTCTGCAGGAGGAGGTGCAGTTCTTCTTCGCTGAAGCCGAGGTCGAGGGAGGTGTCAGCCATTCCGCAGCCCATCATAGTATTCGTGGTGCAACGCAGATACGGCAAAGCCAAGGGCTATACTTTTTCCAACATGGTCGTCGGCGGCCCATCCGGTACCGACACAATGATCAGGTAGCGGGTATGCGTAAGCCATCGCGCTGATCTCCCCCGTTTTTACCCGCTCAAGCAAACCCTCTAAGATCGAGATAAGCTCCTCATTAGGTAGGGCGGGTGGCTCCCCCGGGCCCGCAGGGTTAACAGGTCCGCCATATAGCGATACAACTTTACTCATCTTCGTCATCCCATGCAGAATCTAAGGTTTCCGCTGTAAGCAGCGGGCGAGCGTCTACGACCTCCGCATCGTCGATGGGGTTCACCAACTTGCTGAGCTTGGCCCGGAGGGCATCGCGGAGGTCCGCACTGGTCTTGTTGATAACAGTGATCTCGCTCTTTTCAGCGAAGAGCCCCACGTCGCTGATCTTGCCGAGCAGCTCTAGGGCCTTGATCCTGATCCTCGGATCGGGATTATCTGATTCCTCGATCAGCCTGTTGGTCACAAAGTTACGCACCTGTTCGGCGCTCTCTATGATGTTATGGCTGAACTTCTTCAGTTGTTGGTCAATAGCTCGTAATGCGGCAGGGGTCATTTGTCCTATCCGTTTGTCCGTCAGCGAACGTGAGGCCTCGTCCGGGTTTTTTGCAAAGGCAAGGGTGACCTTACCTGCAGCCTCGATATCAGCGTCAGTGTAAGAAATCTCCAGCCCGTGCTGGGCTAAGAGATCAATCGTCTTTGATGCACCAGCCGCCATCTTGTCAACGTCTAGTGGAAATTGCGCCTTAGTAGGTGGTGGCGGGCCGAAGGTCGGAGTGAGGTATATGGTCATATGCTGCAGTGTACCGCAATATACCCCCCCATAGGAAGAACGTTTTGCAAGGGGGGCCTTTCCTATGCAGAGGGGGGTGGGGTGCACGGGATAGAGTTTTTGGAGGTAGGGGGGGTCTTGTTCGTTTGCCGGCAGGGCTCTATAGAGGCCGAGTATCTGTAGCTCAATGGTTAGAGCTGGGCGCTCATAACGCTTAGGTTAGGGGTTCGAATCCCTTCAGATACACCAACCCCCAAAAAAGTATAGTACCATGTAGGAAACGTGATGTTCTAGTAATGTTCTAGGTTGGCTGTGTTCTGGTATTGTTCCAAATGTGATTTATTTGCGCGGATTAGTATGTATAAGCGGCGCAGCCCGATCGGTTTTTTGGGGGGTAGGCCCCTAGGTGGGGTCAGCCAAACCGCGATTTTGGCCCCAAAAATAAGGAAAATCGAGTTAGATTTGATCTAACTACCACGTCACCCGCTTGCATTGAATGCCAAACAATGGCAAAACATATTCACCGAAGGCAAGCAATAAGACCGTCGGCATCACAAGGAAAACAAGCAATGTCTAAAGCAATGAACACCACCGCCCTGCAAAACCTGAACCCCTTGACCATCGCAATCGACGCGGGCCTTGCGCCATTGGCCGAGGCCTTTGCGGAAACCACAGCCGCGATCTATGAACTGCGCGCCGCCACCGTTTCGCTGCGCGATAAGGCGGAACAAGCCGGCTTCACCTTGGCCCACCTTGGCGACCCGCGCCGCCTGAAAGACGCCACACCCGAGCATCGGTTTAACTATGCGTTGAGCCGTCGCATGGCAGCAGAACGCCGCGCCTTTGAACTCAGCGTGACCTTGGCCGCGTTCGAGCCGATCTATAACGAGGCGGTCGAGGGGAAAACGCCGATCACCATTGGCGACCAGACCCGCAGCAAGAAAGCTTGGCAACAGCGGATCAGCGACGTCTGGAAAGATGTTAAAGCTGCATGGATTGCGAGCATTCGCAAAGAGGCGGAAGACCTAGAAGGGATTGCGCGCGCCGCCAAAGCAGAACTGGAGGATCTGAAAGCAGCGGCAGAAAAGACCGCGTTGGTTATTGAGGCGCAAGAGGCGCAGGAACAAGAGGTTCAGAAACAACTGGCCCTTGCCGTCGCAGAGGCGGAAGCAGCAGCGACCGCCAAAGACAAGGCCAAGGCCAAAGCAAAGCTGGCAATGGTCGAGGAAAAACTAGAGGCGCAACGCGCCCTAGTCGCCGAGGCGGAAGCAGCAGACCAAGCAGCCTTGCTTGCTTGCGCCATTCAGGCCGAAGCGCTGGACGAGATCCGACTGGACGTCAAAGAAAAGCTGGCCCTCTTGCCAGCACCACGCGGCGCGCAGGAACGCAAGAACGCCGTGGATGTATTCGCCCAGAAGCTGGACGCCCTGATCAAGACCGCCAGCGAGGCGGAAGACTTGGGCGACGCGGATCTTGCCGACGTGCTGCATCACTTGAAGTTTGCCCGCAAACTTCTGAACCAGCCCGCGCACTAAGAAACCGAGGCGCCCAGCAATGGGCGCCCACCAACTCAAACAAGGAACAAAGAAAATGAAAACCATTCAGAACCGCGCGGCCCGCCGCGACACCGCCGCCATGATCTGGACCATGACTTGCGAGGTGATCAGCCTAGCCGCCTTAATCGCCCTAGGCCTGATGGCTTACATCGGCACCCCATGAACGACCCGCCCCGCAGCCGAAAGGTTGCGGGGTTTTTTTATGCCCGCGCGCAGGCCGCGCCGCCGCCCCCTTTTCTTTTTTCTCGGCTTCCGCCTCGCCAGTTACTTCAGGCGGTGGTGTGTGTCGATGCTGCACCGCAGCGCATTCGGCTGGACCTGCACCAGTTACTTCAGGCGGTGGTGTGCTTGAGGGTAGTTAGCTGCCGTCTAACTGCACAAACGAAAACGCCACCAGTTACTTCAGGCGGCGGTGTGCTTGGGGCGGCGCGGCGGCGCTAGGCCCCACCAGTTACTTCAGGCTGCGGTGGGCGGCGGACAGTTAGACGAAATCTAACTACATAGGTTTAGGTCAAATCTCTCGCGGCCCCCGCAAACCATGTTTGCCGAAATTGAGGGGGATTTGCGCCAAACCCCCATTCCTACACAAAACGTTATTTGTGTAGTATGTCCACCATCTCCGCGCTACACAAATAACGATTCATGTAGTGTAGGCGATTTCAGGCGACTTGGCCGTTTCCAACCACATTTTATTTTCGATACGCTCCCTGAGCGTATCGAACTATTTTTCTCCTGTCAATCCCCCTTTGTAATGTTCCTAATGTAGTTGTTCGTAAATTTTGCAGGAACATTATAACCCCATGAAAACAAACGAAAAAACGGGTAATGTTCCTTTGTTCCTAATGTTCCAGTCCGGACGAGTTGGGGCAGGAATTCGCCCGTTCGACACGCACCAGCCAACTTCAGTTTGTGCAGCACCAAAACCAAAAAGGAAAACCCGATAAAGGTAAAAAGTTGGAACATTAGGAACAAAAGGAACATTATATATAAGAGTATTAAAAAACCTTTATATATCAACTACTTATCCTCCTGCCTAATGTTCCTTTTTCAAAAACCGAACAACTACATTAGGAACATTACATGAAATCAAGGACTTAGCTGCATCGTGCTCCTGCACGGCCCGTTCTTCCTGCAGCCTGTTTCAAATGCTCCGTTTCCTTGACGTAGGGTATCAATACGTGCTATAGTATACTTGTAGGTAGGAAAGAGTTACACCCACTTACACCGCCAGCGGCTCGCCGCCAGCATTGCTCTTTATCATCGTGATTGGTCCCCGCTCGACGTGGGACCACGGCCCAGCTAGGGAAGCACAGTTAGAACCCATCTAACTCTCCCGATAATGCTAGAACTACATGGCCCTTATCTAGGACGCCCCGCATGGGTCGTGCACACACGTGTGCACGTGCAGCAATCAAGAACCGTCAAGGGGACGTATCCCCATCAAGTGATCGCGCAGCGACACAACAAACCGCGAAGCCCCATGCACCTATCCCAGATGACGCAAAGCGCAGGAGTTAGACCATATCTAACTCATGGACGTGACACGCTTGTCCAGCCCACGCCGATGCCGAGAATGTATCGGAACGTGACGCCTATGTAGTTCGCCAAAAGAGTGCCAGCCCCGCCAAGCGGGGCAACCAGCCCAAGGGACACAAGCCAAACACAAAACCGAAACAGGCGACGCATCAGCCCGCCTGTCCACGTGCCTAGCGAGCACGTGCTGATGAGGAAGCTATAACCCAAAGGATCAAACCAATGACCGACCTTAACTGGATGCCCAAGAACCCCACCATCGCCGACAGCGATATTCGGAACGATAGGTTCCGCCGTGTCTTTGACACCATCGCCCGTGCAATCATCCCCTTCTTTGATGTCCCCCACGCCTACTACGGCGACCTGCTGTGGGATACGGATACCGCCCTGCGCCTACCCGTTGGCGACACTGTGTTCCTTATTGCGCGCAGCATGGGGACCACACTTTGCTTCCCCAAGGACCAATCGTTCGACAGCATCGCTGTCTGCTATGCAGAGGCGCGCGCCGGTGCAGATAGCTGCGCCATGCGTAACTACCCTGCGGGCGTCTTCGCGGTCCGGCGGGACGAGAACAACCACATCACGGTCACCCACTGCGTGACCCGCAACTTCGGGGATGCAGCATGAGCGGCGAGGTCACAACATTCAGCGCGCTGCCAGTCGGCGCGCTATTCACCTACAACGGCAACCGTTGCTGCAAGCTGTCCACCAAGACGGCGGAACTGCTAGAGTATAGGCGGTCGTTCTACTTCCGCCAGAACGACATCGTGACCCTCGGCTATGCCGGGATCGAATAACCACAACCAACGCCCCGTTATACGGGGCGTATAACCACAGTCAACTCAAAGGAAACACCATGAACACCAACTTCACCCTGCCCGAAGCTGCTTCGGTTCCAACTCTTTCTTCCAGCGCCATGCTGGTTCACCTGTCCATCGGCGTGTGGACCGCATCCAAGAAAGACAAAGCCGCAAGTGCCGAGGTGGCGGATACTCACGGCGCCAACCGCAACCTGACCCGCACCTACAAGACGATCATCGACAGCCCCAAGCTGGATGCGATCAAGGCGATGGCATCGACCATCCACAGCATGAACCGTGCAGCCACGCTAGATTGGGCAGGGGATATGCGGCTCCTCACCACCGCTAACTACATGAAGCACCACCAAGCCCTGACCGCATACGAGCAGGAGTTCTGGCGGCTGGTGGACGATATGCTGACCACCGACTACACATGGGGTATAACTCAGATGCAGCTCAAGCTGGGCACCATGTTCAACGCGGCTGACTATCCGTCGGTGTCCGACCTGCGGCAGAAGTTTTCGTTCAAGCTGTCATATATGCTGCTGCCCGAAATGGGGGACATTCGCTTGGACATTGCACGAGAGGCACAGGACGTGCTGGTCGCGCACTACGAAAAGGTCGTCAGCGACGCTATCAACACGGCGATGACGGGCCTGTGGACCCGGCTCTACGACATCCTCAAGGTGGTGTCGCGCCAACTGGCCGTCGAGCGTAACCCCGACGGCACCGAGATTAAGGGCCGCATCTTCGACGGGTCTATCGACACGCTGCGCGAACTGATCGGGCTGCTGGACACCTGCAACCTGACCAATGACCCGTCCATGCAGAAACTGGCGCGTGACCTGTCCAACGCCTTCGAGGGGATCACGACCAAGGCTGACCTCAAGGATGCAGATACGCGCGAGGATACCAAGCGGGCCATCGACGCGGCCATCGCTGCCCTGCCTTCCTTGGGCTGGTGAGGAACTGACGATGGAACCTAGATGGAGAAAGGCGTGGCTAGAGCGCACCGACATCACCTTTGTCGGCGGCATCGAGCGGTTCGATCTGTGGGTGGCGATAGGGACAGAGACCCTCGAACCCTACCACCTGCGGGTCGTGTGGAATAACCGCGATACCGAGTGGGATGCCTATAGTATCAACTACCTACAGCTTTCCACCCATACTAACTGGAACGAGCCTGACGGACCCGAGGAGCCGGACCGGTTGCTCATAGAACAGTATCTGATCCTGTTCGCACCAAGCCTTAACATGATCCCTAGTTATACGGGACATATAACCGAAGGAGAGACTGACAATGTTCAAACTGTGGAAGAGACAGACGGACATCCTGAGAGCGTTTGATGCGATTGCACCGGACACGATGACGTGCCGCGATGTGGTCAGGCTGACCGCATCCATCATGCTGATGTATGCCAAGGACAAAGAAGATGCCGCTCAGTGGACGATGCTGATGGCCCAAGCAATCCGCGATTACTACACCGAGCAGAACGATGGCGAATGCACCTGCGATGGGTGCACCGCCAGACGTAAATCAGACGCACACTAACAACCAACCCAACCCAACCTAGGAGAACTACAATGTCTACTGCACAACGTATGTATGAAATCGACCTCGACCAGACCGCTGCGCTCATCAAGGCCACGGGCAACCTTCGCACCGTGCTGGTGCAGGGCCATATGGGCACAGGCAAGTCGTCCTTGCTCAAGACGCTGGCCACCATGCTGCCAACGCACAAGCCAGTCTACTTCGACTGCACCACCAAGGACTTGGGCGACCTGATGCTGCCCCGCATCGCGGAGGTTGACGCCAACACGCACTACGTCAGCTACGCGCCCAACGAGGAGTTGGGTGTCCACCATGCAGGCCCCGTGATCGTCATGCTCGACGAGTATGGCAAGGCTAACCCCGCCGTGAAGCAGGGCCTGACCGCGTTCATGCTAGAGCGCAAGCTGGGCAGCAATAAGCTGCACCCCGACAGCATCGTGTTCTGCACGACCAACCTTGGTGCCGAGGGTGTAGGCGACCTGCTGGTGGCGCATCAGCGCAACCGTGTGACCGTGGTCACAGTCAAGAAGCCGACCAACACGGACTGGATCGAGTGGGGCATCAACCACGGCATCGACCACAGCTTGCTGGGCTGGGTCAAGGATACGCCCCAACTGTTCGCGGACTTCCGCGACATGAAAGACCCCGACGAGAACCCCTACGCCTTCCACCCCAAGGCAGCGGGCCGGGCAGCGTTTGTCACGCCTCGCTCGCTCGAAGCTGCGTCGGACATCCTCAAGCAACGACACCTCATGGACGACATGACCGTGACCGCTGCGCTGATGGGGACTATCGGGGATCGTGCAGCTATGGACATGATGGCGTTCGTCAAGCTGGCCGACCAACTCCCGTCGCTGGAGTCGATCAAGAAAGACCCGCTGAATGCCAAGGTTCCGACCAGCGCGTCTGCTGTGTGCATGGTAGTGTATCGTTCGCTTGCTGCGCTCGAGCGTGACTGGATCGACGCATGGATGGTCTATATGGACCGCTTGGACAAAGAGGCGCAGGGTATGTTCGCCAACGGCGTCCGCTCGCCCAAGTATTCCAAGCAATCCTTGGTTATGACCAACGCCAAATTCACGTCGTGGGCTAAGTTGAACGGATATTTGTTTGCAGCCGATCGCCGTTAATGGTATACCCACATAGTAACCCTACAAAGGAGGTAACTATGGCTTGGTCACAACTACGGGATAGGACAGGAGACCGTTACGGTCTCCTGACTGTTATCAGCCGCGCCGCATCTGACGGCAAGAAAACACGATGGCTAGTCAAATGCGACTGCGGTTCCGAGACCATCAAACCCGTAATGTTTTTCAACAACGGCGGGCAGCAATGTAGTAGATCGTGCCCTCTTGGGGTGCACGTAAAGCATGGGCAGACTACGCATACGTCAAAGAGCAAAGAGTATGCGGCGTGGATCGACATCAAACGCCGCTGCTTTAACCCTGCGGCGCCAAACTACCGCCGCTATGGAGGGCGGGGCATAACAATGTGCGCAGAGTGGGTAGATGATTTTCCCGCCTTCTTTACACACATCGGCCCCGCCCCCGAAGGAAAGCGAATGTCTATAGACCGCATCGACAACAACGGAAACTATGAAGTGGGGAATGTTCGGTGGGCTACGCCGTCGGAGCAGTTGAAGAACCGCGAACCTTATAAGTGGAGGAAAAAGTGAGCCGCTACCCCAGAACGAAGGGGATGCACTACATCGGGGGCGTCGATCAGTTCGACGTCCTCTGGTCCGACGGAATCTCCAGCTACATTATAGTGTGGGGCCATAGCTTGGTAGACCGGCGGATGTTCGGACCTACGATGATCACAAACCCCGCCGCTATCCGTGAGCACCTACGCCACTGGGGCCGCTTCATAGCCCCCGAGCAAGCAGAGCGTATCGTTCTGCTTGTGCAACTATTCGGACCCGGCCCCGTTATACGGGGCGTATAACCAAAGGAACTCAAATGTTTATGATGAAACAACTAACCCCTGCACAGCGTGTGCAGAAGGCAACCATCGACATCATGGCCAAGGATCGCTACGTCGCGCTGGCCGGCATCTTGATGATCGGTCGCAGGACCGTCGAGACCGACGCCGCCAAATGCCCGACCGCCTACACCAACGGCAAGAACGTCGTGTTTGGCGCTGACTTCATTGAGAAACTCAATGATGCTGAACTGCGGTTCCTCGTGCTGCACGAGGAGTATCACAAACTCTACCGCCACCTGACGACGTGGCATTGGATGTATAAAGAGAACCACGACCTTGCCAACCGGGCTTGCGACTATGTGATCAACGTGAAGCTATGGGATGACAACCAGAGCGACAACTTCGCCACTATGACAGGTGTGTTGAAACGCGGATGCTTCGACGAGAAGTATCGCGGCTGGGACGCGGCCCAAGTCTATCACGACCTCAAGAAGAACCCGCCACCCCAAGGCGGTCAAGGTCAAGGTCAGGGCGGTGAGGGCTTCGACGAGCATGGCTGGGATGACGCCGAGGCTATGACCGAGGACGAGCAGAACACGCTGGCCCGCGACATTGACGAGGCGATCCGTCAAGGCGCGCTGATGGCTGGTAAACTAGGCACGGGTGGCAACCGCGACTTCGACGACCTGCTACAGCCGCAAGTGGACTGGCGCGAGGTGTTGCGTGAGTTTGTGCAGACTACCTGCACAGGCAGCGACTACTCGACATGGAAGAAACCCAACCGCCGCTACATCGGGGCTAACATCTATATGCCAAGCGGCATTTCCGAAAGCGTCGGGGAACTAGCTATCCTGATTGACACATCGGGTTCCACCTATGCACCGGGCGTGTTGACTGCCTTCATGTCCGAGGCCAAGGCGATCTGCGATATGGTCAAGCCGTCGCGTGTCCACATCATCTACTGGGACACTAGCGTGTGCCGTGCCGAGGTCTACGAGCGGGACGAACTCGACGGCTTGACCATATCGACACAGCCCGAGGGCGGTGGCGGCACAGATATTCGCTGCGCCATTACCTATATGCAAGAGAACAGCATCACGCCGCAAGCGTCTATCGTGCTGACCGACGGCCACCTAGGCGGCGTGTGGGGTAACTGGTCCTGTCCTGTCCTGTGGTGCGTCATCGACAACAAGCGGGCCACGCCCGACGCCGGGACTACTGTTCACATCAACACGAGGGATATGTGATGGAGCCAAGATGGAAACCCGGATACCCCGTAGAAAACTATCCGCGCGATACGTTCGTCGGATATATAGAGGAGTTCGACCTATACATCGACTTCGACGAGCACAGCGAGTTCCCGATTACAATCGTCGCGGAACTTAACGGAGCGCGCGGGCATAACTTTGATGGCTTTCGCCTGAATGGGAACGAGCTCGAACCCGCGCCGCAGCCAGACCTACACATAACCCCCTACCACATGTGCCTGATCTATGCAGCAGCGATAGAGCACGGGCTGATTAAGGAGCAAGAAGATGGAGCCTAGATGGAGGCCTAGCTATTCCCCAGATGGGAGTGAGCGCTTCATCGGCTACGCCGACGAGTTTGACCTGTATGCCGCCGAGCGGGGGAACGGGCGCAAGGTGATCCTAATTGTGGCATCATCGGACCTATACCCAAAAACCAACTTCGATGCGTTTGAGGGCAAACAGGACAGCTTAGTCCCCCTGATGCCGCGCGACCTACACATAACCCCCTACCATATGTGCCTGATCTATGCGGCAGCGATAGAGCATGGGCTAATTAAGGAGCAAGCAGGTGAAACCTAGATACAAGCCAAGCTACGACGCTACGCAATACCCACACGACAAGTTCGTTGGCTACATAGAGGAGTTCGACCTTTACATCACCCTGCACGATGACGACGATCCCTCAGAACCAGCGCGGTTCCCGCTTACTCTCGTCGGTAAAGAGAGAGGCCCCTTCGATGACCGCGGCTATAACTTTGATACGTTTTCTATTGAGCGGGGCGTCATCGTCCACCACGAAGACTCCGTGGCGACCTTAAACGTAACCCCCTACCACATGTGCCTGATCTATGCTGCGGCGATAGAGCATGGGCTGATTAAAGGAGAGGACCAATGACACGGAAAGAATACCCCAAGGAGTATAGCATCGTCGAAGTTGTGTTCGTCGATGGGACTACGGCAGCGTTTATGATTAACGCGGGGCCGAGCCTAGCCGCGTATCTTACCGAGACGCTGCAAGAGAAGGGGGCCTTAGTGCTACGCAACGAGACCGACGCTATGGTGGTTCCTCGAGAGCGACTGCACTCCTTCAGCCTACGCAAAACAACTAAGGAAACCTAACCATGGGATACACAAGCCAAGTGCTACTCGCTGTAGCGTTTGAGACCAAGGAACAACTCGAAGAAGTCTGGGCGGTCTACTGCCTGCATCCGCTTGTGCAGGAACACGCCCTCGCTAAGGACTGGACCCGGACCGATACGGTTCACCCGACTCTATGGCTCTCGATGGACAATATTAAATGGTATGAGAGCTACGAAGATGTGCAGGGCTTCGAGCATCTAAACGCCGTTGCCCAGACCTTCGCAGACGAACGAGATTTCAGCTACGCGTGGCTCAAATACCGGATCGGGGAAGATTACAACGACGTCGAGGTGCAGGACGAGGGCAATCACGACGACCTGCGAGACTACCTATACGACAACGCGAGCATCCGCCGCGAAATCATTCACGACTTTAGCTAGGTTATACGCCCCGTATAACCACAACCAAGGAGAACTAGACATGACTAACAATCAAGTATGGGCCGCCGATACATTCGACAAGATCGCCGCGTTTTACGAAAGCATTAAACCCATTGGCGGGGCTAAGCACGGCGGTCAAGATGTCCGCCCCCTCGGAGCGCGCCGATACACACATAACCGGATCGTGAAGATCAGCGACGATTGCTATGCACTCAGCGATGGCTGGAACGAAGGCGATCCGATCTTTGGCTTCCTATCGGGGGGCAATGGCAAGCCCGACGGCACAGAGTTGGAGTTCTATGCCCCGATTGTATGGCGGCGTCACCCTGACGGCACCGAGACTATCAAACTGCGGAACGCATCAGGCGACGGCGCGCATACGAACCGATACAAATTCCTGTATGAATACACCCCGCGCGGTATGGGGTGTCGAGTGAAGAACGGGCGGCAATACATCACACTCGGGACCGGGGACGAGTATTTCCTTGCCAAGGGCATGACGGAACCGAAAGTGTCGTATGAAGCAAGGGCCGCGTTGATCGCTAAGGGTCAACACCCATATGGCGGTAAGCGTATCCTCGAGGATGACAACGCCTCGCTCGTGTTCCGGCGCGATGCAGACCGCTGGACACTTATCAGCCATGGCGGGAACCTAGTCGAGCCGCGTAGACCACGCACTGTTGTGGACCATGACGTTAAGGGTGCTATGAAAGAGCAGATCGAGACGTTCCGTGCATGGGTTCACATTGTCGCTCCGATGCTGGGTATCAACCGAACCAACCTGTACGAGTATCAAGTTGTTATCGCGGAGTGGCAGAAAGCAAATAACGCCCGGTCCGGTCGGGGGTGGGGAGACTTCCGGCATCGCGTAGACGCAGGCATAGCTAGGGAGATTGTCGCGGACCCAGAGCACCCGCTACGGACCGCGATGGCTGCGTTCGCTATCTATGAGGCCGGCTTATGCAGGGTGTGCGAGGACGCCGCCGACGTGACGGCCCTCAAGGGCAGGTTCAATCGGTGGATCAACACGGCGCTCGACCTCACCAAAACAGTAAAGGAGTAAGTGTCAGTGACAGCAATCGCTACTAGGCAGGTGTATAGAGTCCATATACGACGTGACACTAATTCGGTTAGTGTGCTACCTCTTGGCATGGAATGTCTTGAGTCTGACCTAGAAGGTGATTATACATGGGATCAGCTTCCAACGTGGATGACTGATCAACTCACCGTCTTATCCATCATGCCTAACCCGCCACCACCGATCGACGTGGACCGCGTTGGGAAGCGCATAAGCCCAGATGTTTTCTGGGTCTACAGGCACGAGGGATCACCATGGCAATGACACCAGAAGCGAAGGTTAAGAAAGTAGTAGTCCAGCACCTTAAAGATATGAAGGCCTACTACTTTTACCCTGTGACGGGAGGGTTCGGGGGCAGCGGTGTCCCCGACATTGTTGGATGCTACAAGGGTATGTTCTTTGGCATCGAGTGCAAAGCCGGGGGCAACAAACCCACAGCCTTACAAAAAAAGAATCTGTCCGACATCGCTACGTCGGGCGGGATCGCCTTAGTAATCGACGAGACAAACATGGCCGACGTTCCAGCATATCTAACGGCGGCTACAACACAATTATCAGGAGCATAAAATGCAAGACGTAACAATGTTTATCACCCACATCAGCGACAAAGGTGCAGCCTTCGGTGTTCGGACCGATACAAGCGAGGGAGTGTTTTTGCACTCTAAGTTTGTGCAAGACCTAGGCGCGCAGATCGGGGATCGCTTCAACGTCACGGTAATCCCAAACACGCCCGATGTCCGGGACCGGACACCATGGATGACCGTCGGTGTAAGCGCCGCACAGCCTGTCTACGCACCCTCGCAGCTTGCGCCTGTGCCTGTAGCTGCGCCTGTAGCTGCGCCTGTGGACAAGGCCCTCTCCAACGATGCACTGGACGCGCTGCTGCTGAACCACCTGAACAACTACAGCTTCGCATCGACTCGAGAGTTGGCGGACTTGGTTAATGAGCCGGTGACGCGTGTGACCAATGCGATGGCGCGTCTTTTTACGGCAGGCAAGTGTGTGCAGGCTAAGGTGTATCGGAAGGCGACACAGACCGAGGCGTCGTTTGTGGTCTGGGCTTTGTCGGTGGAAGAATTTTTGGGCGCGGACGGGGAGGCGTAACTGGTGAAAAATCCTGCTGATCCGAAACCGCTGGGCGGCGTGAAGTTTGACCAGAACAAACCACGATACGACTTGATCCCGCCAGAGATCGAAGAAGCCATTGCCAAGGTGCTGACCTTCGGGGCGCAAAAATACACAACGGAGGTAATAAACGAATGGGACGCGCTCCTATATGCCCAGTGTGCAATGGCGCTGCGGGTAGTTACGCCAAAGGGAAATGTCGTCGGTGTTACGAGAAACACCTACGAGAGTCCAATCCCGAGTTTGCAGAGCGCCAACGTAAAAACCGAAGAGCTTGGGAACTCCGAAACCCCGACAAGGTCGCTAAGCTGGCAGAGCGTAGACTCACTGATCCGGCGGCACGTAGCCGAGATGCTAAAACCAAGCGGGACTCCCGCCTTGCGAAATACGGACTTACCGAAAGCACCTACGCCGCACTATGCGCTGAAGGGTGCGCAATCTGTGGCGCCACCAAACACCTGCACATTGACCATTGTCACAAGTCAGGGAAGTTTAGAGGTATACTTTGCTCCCGATGCAACAATGGACTCGGGTTTCTGGACGATTGTGTGGAGGGGCTTGAGCGAGCACTTCGGTATCTCAAGGCCGCAGAATAAAAGCGGCGAGCGTAATTGGGAATTGGGGATGGACTGGGGGCGCGTCTATGGCGCGCTCCGCCGACACATGGCTGCATGGTGGGGCGGTGAAAATACTGACCATGAGACAGGGATGTCGCACTTGTGGCATTCAGCGTGTTGCATCGCGTTTCTCGTAGCGTTCGAGGCGCGCGGCAAGGGTAACGACGACAGACCGAAGGAGGCCCGGGATGACTAAGATTGATCTGCACGAGTTGGTTAACCTTCCCTACGGGGAAGCCAACAAGAGACTAGAGGCCGCAGGGCATTTTAAGGACAGCGACATGAAAGAATACACTGTAGAGGTCCGCGGCTTCTATAGGCCGGAGGAGGACCAGCACGTCGTGACGGTCACAGCACCAAACGAGGACGTTGCTTTTGAAAAAGCCTGCGATCAGACGGACTTTGACGCAATTACCTGTACTACAATCCTATCCGTAACCGACATCAAGGAGGACGACCTATGAACTTTTGGACCGTAACTACAATGATGCTGTGGGTGATTCCCGTGTTTTGGCTTATCCGCGACTTTGAAACGGTTGTGGATAATCTTGAGCGCCTGACGGGGCGCAGCGGCGCGGCGGTTCGCTGGGCGGCTGTTCTGTCCCTGTTGCTCTGGCCCGTGGCGATGATCATCGAGATGATGTGGGGGGATGACGAATGACGTTTGATCCAACAACGAACCGCATCCCGTTTGATCTGCTGACTGAGGATGAACAGGTGGCGATGCAATCATGGCCGCACGGGTGGACATATCATAGCATAGATGAGTGGCTTGAAATTAGACCTAAGTGGACGCGTAACACCGTCTACCGTGGCAATCCTGCGCCTGTGGTGACATCCAATTGGTTCAATGTCTATCCGAGCGGGCCGATGCCTCGCGCATATTCACACCGGGAAACAGCGGACGGGTGCGCCAATTGTGACCGCATCGCTGTCTTACGGATCGACACCTGCAATGGGGTATCGACGGCGCACCTTGAGGAGGTTGAGAAATGATCTGCCGCAAGTGCGAGACTGAAATGGTTTTGGGCATCGCAACTGCCCAAACCTACGTCGGGGGGATGCCAGATTTCCCCGGCGATACACACGCCAGCACGTTTTCTGCTGGTGGGCCGGGCAAGGTGATCGACTGTTGGAAATGCCCCGACTGTGGGCGCAGCGTTGAAAAGGGAGAGAGCAATGGACAGTGATGACAGAGCGTTTGTGCTGTTTGTGTGTGGTATGGCGGGCCTAGTGGTTTTTACTATCGTCTCACTGGCTTGGATTACTGCTAAACGCCCCAGTCAGATGGAGATTTGCATCAAGGCAAAATACGAATGGCGCGGCGGCGACTGCGTGACGGCGGCAACCGATGCCCAGTAAATCCATGACCGAGGAGGCGCGCAAGCGCCTTGGCGAGATAGAGCCAGACGTGCCAGTGCTGCTGGCCCGTCATGTCGGCGTCAAGGCGCAGATCGTCGATGTACAACGTGACCTCGCCTACGCCAAGAAGTGCGCCGACATCTGGAAATACCGCATGGAGATGCGGGTCTTATACTGCATGGCGCGCATCCTCGTGCGCCGTGTCCACGCTTTGAAGAGGGAGGAACAGAATGACCGCACCTGACCTGAAACCCTGCCCGTTCTGTGGTGGGGACAAGAACGTGATCTGCAAGACCGACTATGATGGACGCGATGCCTATGCTGTGTCCTGCCGATACCATGACTGTCATGGGGCAATCTTTACTTTGGGCTACGGGTATTTTCCCACAGAGGCCGAAGCCATCGCCGCATGGAACACCCGTGCCAAGCCTGTCCCTACAAAGAGAGACGTGATCTTCGACAAGCAAATCGCAGATTTTGTAAGGAGCCTTGGAAATGACCGAACCTGACCTGAAACCCTGCCCGTTCTGTGGGGGTTCCGTGTCTATCGGAATTTCGGACGAAGGGACCACAGGGGCGATTGAATGCGCGAAAGGATCGTCTTGCATCGGAAGCGGCCTTTTGATCGGGTTTATGAAGGCGGACCAAGAAACTGCAATCGCAGCATGGAACACCCGTGCTGTAGACCCCGCCGCCATTCGTGAGGCTATGGCCGACCGCATTGAGCAGTTGGTGAAAGAGCGGGATGAAGCCGAGAGGAACGAAACACTCTGTTCAAACATGGCGGTGAATTACCTTGAACGTGCTGAACACGCAGAAGCAAAACTGGCTAAGGCTGTAGAGGGTCTGCGGATGTTAGTCAAACTAGACGATGATTATTCGCCGTTTGGTGGAGAACTTCTAAGGGACAGGGTGGTGAGAACTTGGGAAGAAGCCCGCGCTGTGCTGGCAGAACTGGAGAAAACAGAATGACACACATCAAATGGCCAAACGAACTGGGTCGGCCAGTGCCCTACGAACCCAACTGGCAGAACGAGGCGATACGCCTGAGCGCCTTGCTGCACAGCGCCATGCTGGGCGGCGCAAAGACACATGCCAAGCTGGCCTTGGCCATAGAGGCGCTGGACGAGGCAATCTACCTGTTGGACCCGGACGAGGAAGACATGGCCAAGGAAGCGGGCCTGTATCGCATCGTGACGGCGCGCGCAAAACTGGAGGAAACCGAATGAAAAAGCTACTACTGATCGCTGCGCTGTCTCTGACTGGGTGCAATGAGGAAGGGCGTAAGCGCGAACGGGACAGCATCAACGGCCAACTGCCAGAGGGCTGTGTTGTTGCCGATGTCGGGAGATATGGGGCCATCTCCCATGTTCTGGTCGTCATCTGCAAGGGCTACGATACCACCTCCACCAATGGGTCTTGGACGAGCGGCAAGACGACAAAATCCGCAGTCACCCTCCAGATCGCGGGGGTGTCGCCATGAGCGGACAGCAACGCCGACAGCCGACACAGCACCAACTCGACACGATCCGGGCCAACACCCCCAAGGACGCGGCCAAGCTGCTGGGCGTATCCCCATCCACAATTTACGACATCTGCCGCGACAGCAAGATCGAACCTATCTGGGTCCGGAAGTCTGCATCCCTGCAAAATTGGGGCACAGTATACCGGGAGATCAACGACCTGTGGAGCGCCGGGGATGTGTCGATCCACGCGCTGTGTGAAAAATATGATCTGCGCCCCAGCGACGTGTGCGGGAAGCTAGGCATCCGCAGTCCGATGGGGGCGGCAAAGTATCTGACCAAACGCGAATTTACGTGGCTGGAACACAGCTGCCCGGAAGGAATGGGGGTCAATGAGTATATCGCGTCGTTTGTGCGCGATGCCTATCTGGACGAAAAAGAATGACCGCCGTGTGGACTATCATGGTGATCAGCTTCGGTGCAGGAACCTTTGCCGGGTATGACACCTATCTGCCGTTCAAGGATGGCCGAGTTTGCGGGGACAACATCGAGTCTACCCGCAAGCTAATGGAAGATCAGGGGCTGGAAGTAATAGCTGTCCGGTGCCTATCAACCGAAATCGCGGTGCCTACAATCCGCCCAAAAACACGACCATAACCAAGGAGAACACTATGGATATCAAGATCGACTGGGCTATCGACATGGCCCGCCACGTAGCCAAACTTAGCAAAGACCCCTCCACGAAAGTGGGGGCCGTGATCTTCGACCGGAAGGGACGCATCGTAAGTGCGGGCTTCAACGGTCTCGCCAGAGGCGTGAGGGATACCGATGCACGTCTGAACAATCGTGACCTGAAGCTGCGTATGGTGCTCCACGCCGAGCGCAACGCGATCTCATTTGCTACAGCCCCTCTTGATGGGTGCATCATAGTGGTCACGCATCCGTGCTGCGCACAGTGCGCCGCGTCGCTTATCCAATCGGGTATCACCCACGTCATATATCCTGCGCCGACCTTAGAGTTCAGAGAGCGGTGGCGGGAAGACTACGTTCTCGCTCAGGAGCAGTTCCGCGAAGCGGGCGTCAAGGTAACGGAGGTGCAGGTATAGGGTTGACTATGGACACGTAAACTGTTTATGTGGGCCATGAGTAAGAAAAATACCCCTGATGACTTCTGGAGCCGCGTTAGTCGCGGCTCTGATACCGACTGCTGGAACTGGACCGGGTCAACCACCAGCTCTGGATACGGCAATCTATCGTGGGGCGGGATACCCGTTCAAGCGCATAGGGTTTCCTACGCCCTTACCTATGGCGGTGTTAACCTCCAAACAGGGTTTCGGCACGAGGGTAAAGCGCGACGGTACAAGCGCTTTGTCCTGCATAAATGCGATAATCGCTTGTGCTGTAACCCCAATCATCTTTTTCTAGGGTCTATGCGCACTAATCAGCTGGACGCCTACGCAAAAGGGCGAAAGGTACAACCCCGAAGCGAACACGCTAACGCTAAACTTTCTGCCGCCGAAGTACGCGATATACGGCAGCGCTACGACTCGGGTACGGAAAGACAGGTAGACCTAGCCAACGAGTTTGAGGTCAGCCAGCGCGTAATCAGTTTAGTTGTACGCCGAGAATCATACAAAGACGTAGAGGAGAAACGCGATGAACTTAATTACACTTGACATGGAGACCTACTACGACAAACAGTACTCGCTGTCCAAGATGACCACGGAAGAATATATCCGTGATCCCCGCTTTCAGGTCATCGGTGTGGCTACCAAACTGAACACTGAGC